TTCTTGCGTATCCGATTACGAGGAAGTCCAAGTCCTCGAAGTCTTCAACGTCGTCTGGGTCTACATGGTCTGCCAAAACGCTATGCGTCTTGCCTCCAAAAAATGCGTACCCACTCTTATTGTGCATGGGTTTGAACCCACCTTTCTTACGCAGTTCATCTAGTGTCATACGTTCCTCCTATCCTACTAGTGTGTTGAACATTGTTTCGATTGTGTGGCGATTGTCGGATGGCGCCGCGTCAATCACCGCAACCTTGGCCGCCTCAAGTCGTGCCTCTGTGACAGGCATGAGTGCTTTGAAGTGCAGATAGTAAGTAGCCATCGCATGCAAACCACGAGGCGACAGTGTCTTACTAATCTCTCCGTTCATGAATGAAGAGCGAACCTTCTGTGCAAACTCACAGAACTCGGAGCGCTCTGTCTCTGTCATGGACGGATATGCTTTGGCAAGCAGTCGCATCTCATCGTCTTTGTCGAGATACGGAACTTCGATGAACATGGTAAACCTATCAAGCATAGCTATGTTCATTGGTCGTACGCCTGCATAGAAACCAAACTCATCGCCTTGACCACGACTGTTGGCAGTGGCAACGAAGCGGAACAACTCATGCTGTTGCACGACTCGTCCTGCATCCTCGGTCACTGTCAGACCCTTGCCCTCCAACGCACGTTGCAAGACAAAGAGCATGTCGGCACGACCCGCATCAATCTCATCGCAGATGAACCACAATGGCTTAGCCATAGCACGAGGCAGTATGCCCTCGACGTAAGTCGTAACAGGCGCACCGTTCTCCACCTCAATCTCCTTGCCACCCACAACGTCAGCACGTTCGAGTGACGAGTCGAGGTTAAGTCTCTCAACTGGAAACCCAACCCGGGATGCGACTTGCTCGATGAACGTAGTCTTACCAGTGCCAGTGTGACCATGAAGCCAAGGGTTGTGACCAAACTTGATGGCAGATAAGAACTTGATGAGCATGTACATACGAAACTGGTATGTCTCATCAGGTATGGGGCATTGTGGATGTCGAACCACATCGCCGTTACTGTTCTTCCAAACAAGCGTTGGTATATCGAAGTCCAACTTCTTGGTCTTCTTGCCACGAGGGTCGAGGAATATCTCACTGGCTTTCCTCATGACGACTTCGTAGGTCAAGTCACCTTCAGCCACAGTGTCTGTGCCAGTCGACTGGAATGTCGGAGTCATCGCTGCGGTGCGCAGCTTCTCCAATTCAGCCTCCAAGTCGGACACTTGACCTTGTGCCTTGATGAGTACGTTGATGTCTTTGACCTTGCCACCCGTAGCTTGTTGAAGCAGTGCATCCACACCTTGTTTCAAGTTGGGGTCGACAACCACACCACCGTCATTGTTGGTTGGTGTAGTCTCTTGCTCATCTTTCTTGGGTGTGAACTCGACCTTGCCATGCGCCTTGATGTAGTCGGTGCATAGTTCGTCAACGACAACCCTGTGTGCATCACCCAAGTTGTCATAGTCTGTGACTTCATTTCCCGCATCGAAGCTTGTGTTGATACGCTCAACTAGCTTCTCGACATCATCGAGATGCACTGGCGAGTTGATGACCATCTTGCGTGCAATCTCTAGTGCATCAGTCTTGAACTGTTCAGCCAAGATAGTGGATGCGCAACGCACAAGACTTTCTGCTATGTCAAACCAACCATCGTCTGGCTTTTCGACGTTCCAGAAACAGTCGAACAAGCCCTGCAACGAGGATTGTATGAGGGTCTCGTTAGGAGTGTCGACGTGCAGACCACGACTGACACCGCCACGAGAACTCCGCTGACACTTGGAGTCGTCTGTCATGGCTTGACCAACTCTGTCCATGCTCTCCTGTATGTGTCGATGGTCTCCCTTTGATGCAGTTGTAAGACCACTCAAGATGATATCGAGCAGAACATTACGATGAACTTGGTCAACCACCTTGTTGATAGGCAAACCATAGTCAGATGCGAACTTGCTCTTCGCGCTAAGTCCGACCAAACTATTGTCGTTAAGTATTTGTCTAGTCAGCTTGCGAAGTGCGTTGCGACTAGAGTTAGTGCTATCGAGAGAGGCTTTGTGCGTCTCCTTAGCAATGGTTTCGATGTGATGTTTATCAAGCATGCTGTGTGTAATCCTTTCATTTGCTTGGTTTAAGTTAGGCTGAGTAGCCGACTAACTACTCTCCCCAAACCCCTTCGGGGTTTTAGACGTGTCAGACCCCCCTCATCATTGCGTTGTAACAACCGAGAAGTTCTCGATTGTTCGCTCGCAATAGTTTCGCGGAGTACAGTTGCTCCCTCATCCACTCCCTCGTCTTCTGACTTGGCATTGATTTTCGTTGCTTTCTTATGTCCTCAATGAGGGAACGGATGTTTTCGTTGTTGCGTTCGACAGTGGTGTGAATACTTCTGTCGAATATTTGCGACGCTTGTTGCCACGTCATGCGTGGCGGTTTATTGTTTATCACCATGATTACCTCCTTTTCTAAACCATCTTGGTGGTGTGCGACGTGTCCACTCCATCTTCCTCATGACAGTTGGTTTGTAGTCGCGGATGTATGATTGGTAAGCAAGCACTGGGAAGTTGCCTTCATTTTCACTCTTGTGATGCCAGTTACCAAAGCATTGTGGATGCTCAGTGTGCAGAACATTTGACCACGACTTCACGAAGTCGAGGCGATTGCGTATCTCGTTGAACACACCGAGCAGTTTGGTAGCCGTGAGGTGTTGATTTCCAAAGCGATGCTCGTATTCTTTTGCCATCGCTCTGAAGTGATGCCACCCCCACAGCCAGTTGGAACAAGACTCGCCCACCCACAGCGTACATGGATGACGCTGATGGACGGGCTTGTACAAGTCTTCACGATAAAATTGTGGATAGTTATCGTGCAATGCAGTCGATAGCATTTGTGCCTCCTCGATAATCATCTTGCGTAGATGTTTGTCGCATTGGTCTTGCGCCGCTATGACTGGGTCGACATTGGTTACGAAGCGATTCATTACTCAGCCGCCAATGCAGGAAGTGCTTTGACGTGTCTGAGTATGATGTTGCCGAGAGGCGTCTCACATGTCGACTGGACACCAGTGTCGGTACACTCTGGAAACATCTTGGCAACGAAAGGCTCAGCCTCTGGCCACGCGTGAACAAGGTTCTTGGTGGTCTTTGCGCCCTCGATGTTTGTTCTGATGTCTGTCTCCATGTTCTCCATAGCGTGCTTCAAGGCATCCTTGGCGTTGGATAGCTCCACGGCTTTCTCGACTGGAAGTTGTGAGTAGTACTCAGTAGGTAAGTGTGGCTTGCCATACTTGTTGGTTAGACACAGTTTTCTGTTGGACTTCACTCTGGCTTGGCTCATCTGTCGACTGACACTCCAGAAGTCGTTGTAAGGCACGGTCTCTTCGAGCAGTGACCTGTCCTCGATGTCGAAGTTGAACTCGATTGTGTGAGCCAGTTGTTCAATCGTGTTGTCGAAGTTGAGTTGTCCCCACTTGCTTTTCTCGTGATAGAAGGGATTAACAGCGTTGTATACGCAACGATGTGAGTACGCATCCAGTTCGGTGGTATCCTCTCCGTCGAACTTTGTAGTGGTCTCAACCCACATGAACTGCTTGGCAAGAGACGGCAGACCTTCAATGTCGTCGCAGATTTTGTTGTGCAACTCGGTCATCGTGTCTGACAAGTCGTTGTATTTCGCAAGCAGTGCGGTCAACTCGTCCTTGATGGCGAATGTTGTTAGCACTACTGACAGTTGCTCTCGAACCTTCTTCGAGATGACTTTTGATTTTGTGATTTTCATGATGTTCCTCCATTCATGAGTTTGCAGATACGCTCAGCCTTCTCGCGACTGCGAGTTTTAGCCTCTATGTATCCAGTTAAAATGCACCTAACGGCGAACCCCGTAGGCGTCGTGATGACGTGGTATTTTCCAACCATGTCATTCTCCACTGCATGGACACATTGCCCACACAAGAAGCACTAAGATTACGAACTCAATCGTATATCTCTGAAAGTCGTGATGTCTCACCATGTCCCCCTGACGCTCTGCTTTGATTCAGGGAAGAGCCACATCGGATGGCATGTGCCAGTCTCCCATGTGCCGTCAGCATAGTATTCAGCTTGACCACAACCAGTGATGATGTTGACTGTGATGAGCATGAGAAGTCCGTAGAACATCAACCCAAGCGTCATGTAGCCGAGTACTTGGAGCAGTATCTCTGCAATCGACTTGCGTTGATATGGTATCGCTGGAACGCGAATAGTGCGACGATAGTCGCGACGTCGTTGTGATGGTAGATAAGTCATGTCGTGTCCTCCTATGGGAAAAGTTTGAATAACTCCGTGACAAGCGTTGTGATGAACATGATTGTCTCGGGTTCGATGTTAAAGTTCATGGTTGCCTCCTAGCCGTGTCATATATGTGTGACAGATGTTAGACGATTAGTCAACCGATGTGATGCTTACGAACGTGCAAAGTCCGTTAGCTTTGATGGCGTCGCGCAACCCGGGTTTCATGTGGAACATGGTGACGTCGGTTTGAATGGCGTGTTCCACAGCCCAATGCGCCGCGTCGAAGTCGTCGTCGACCATGTAGTCGTGAATGATGTCGGCGACCTCGTCTGGGTTTATGTCGTTTGAACGAGTGATGTTGATGTTGAATGTTGCCATGATTACCTCCTATGGCTTGTGGTTAGTTACAAAAAAAAGCCCCCCACGACCCGAAGGTCGCAGGGGGATTGGGCAGTGCGTTGTGTTACGCTTGAAGTTTCGCAATCAACGCCATCGCTTGGTCAAGCTGTGCTTGCAAGTCGGCTTTGGTCTTGCGTGACGGAGCAGGCTTGGACTGCTTTGCAGTCGGTGCAGGCGTGAAGAACGCCAACGCTTTCTGCGTCAACTTGACTTGTGCTGACTTGTCAGCCTTGCCTTGCGCGATGTATTTCGCGAGGCGTGCCTCAAGAGCCGACTTGACCTTGGGCGTGATGTCGGCAGGGAAGTCATGCGCGAAGAGTGCGTTGACTGATGCCATTGAGCCGATACCCAAGACTGGGTCGCGTCCTGCGTTGATGTTTTGCGTGATGCGTGTAAGATTTTGTCCGTGTGCGTCCATGATTACCTCCTATGAACGGGTTAATGCCTCAACTCAGCAACAGCGCCGAGTGGCACTAACCAGTCCCCCCATACCCCTTTGGGGTATTAGGACGACTTAGAACCTAAACCCTTGTTATGATTACCCATAAGTTGTCAGAACCCATTGAATTGACGACTTGTTACAAGGTTTTGAAAACATGGACAGAAAAACACCCTTTAGACCCTACAAGAGGGGACGAAAACACAGTAATTACAACGACTTAGAGGGGACAATGACGCAATTTTGCCTACGGCAAGACCGACTTGAGCCAATGGGGGGCGTAGCCCCCCATCCCGCCGTCGACATTTTGTATTGCCATGCCCCGCCAACATATATTTCGCAGCAAAAAATGAAAACGAAGTGACGGATATGTAACATGCCCAATGTAAGAAAAGACCCAAGCCCGACAAAAGGTACAGGATTGCCTGCTGTAACACCGCTCGAAGTCGACAGAGTAAGACGTAGCGTCTTGGACGTGGTGAGAAAGCAGATGCCAGAGGTGCGTGAAGTACTTGCTGGCAACAAGCGATGGGATGCTCAGCAGACCAGATTGTTTGGTATGATGTTGAACAAGGTTATGCCCGACCTTCATCACTCCTTCAATGAACACACCATCGAAAACAAAGAAGCTCACGAGCTTACAATCGAAGAACTGCAAACCATAGCCGCGCAAGCGAAGGCGGTAGAAGCAGAATACGAAGAGGTAGATAATGTCACTAACACCACAGGAAGCAGCCAAGAGGTTGCTCACAATAGCTCAAGCGAAGGATAGTTTTCATGGATTTGTCAAATCACTTTACCCGGATTTCACACTGGCTGACTTCCAAAATGAACTCATTCAAAGACTGGATGAGTTGGAAAAAGGAAGCCTTGGCGCACACCGTCTACTCATTACAATGCCGCCTCGTCACGGTAAGTCGTGGCTGGCTTCGACGCTGTTCCCAGTATATTACCTTGCTCGCCGACCTAATCGAAACGTATTGGCTACTTCTTATAACCAAGACCTCGCAAAAACTTTCGGAAGGCAAACTCGTGACCACGCGCGTGAGCCAATTGTTGGTCAATCCTTCCCAGATTTTAAAATGTCTGAAGAGTCGAAAGCGGTAGACGACTGGCGCACAACCTTCGGAGGCTCGTATTATGCCACTGGTATGGGTGGTTCGACGACTGGTCGAGCGGCAACCCTGCTTCTTATTGATGACCCCGTAAAAGCTCGTGAAGAAGCAGACAGTGCCACACAAAGAAACAAGACTTGGTCTTACTATGTCTCCGCACTAACAACTCGTAAACAACCAGAACCAGACGGAAGCTCACCAATAGAGATAGTTATCCTAACTCGGTGGCATCCCGACGACTTAGCTGGGCGAATAATGGACACAGAAGATTGGAAAGAGGGAGCTTGGTCTCACATCGACTTTCCAGCAATCAGAAAGGTGGATAGCAATGTCAAGAGAAGTGTGGCTGAACTGCCAGAGGACGACCCGCGCTTCGTACCGCAGGGTGAACTCAGTAAGGTTTCCCCCAGCAAAAGACACTACCTTGAAACGAGAGAACGGGCGCTCTGGCCAGAAAGATTTCCTATCGAAGAACTCAAGAAAAGGGAAAGACTCGACCCAAGAGAGTTCGCATCTCTATACCAACAGTCGCCGTACATCCAAGGTGGAAACCTAATCAAGTCTACTTGGTGGCGTCGTGCGGAAGATATTGAGTGCAGCACTATCATCATTTCATGCGACACTGCTTTCAAGAAAACAGAGACAGCCGACTACAGCGTCATGATGGTTCTTGGTCTCGATAGCAATAGCGACATCCACATTCTCGACATAATACGCGAACGATATGACTTCCCAGAGCTTAAGCGTGCAGCAATTACAATGAACGCCAAATGGAGGGGACGAGGACTTCGTGGTTTTTATGTAGAAGATAAAGCATCAGGTCAGTCACTAATTCAGGAGCTTAGAAATCAATCTGGTATGGCGGTAATTCCGGTGAAAGTAGGTAGCGATAAGGTATCCAGATTAAATGCTGTACTCCCTCTTATAGAAGGGGGACGAGTTTTCCTCCCAGATGAGGCACAATGGCTTGATAGTTTTATGGACGAGGCACAGTCGTTCCCGAACGGAAAGCACGACGACATGATTGACGCACTATCTATGGGTCTTTCAGCGCTTTCAAAGATGGGTGGTCAGGCCAGCGAAATGCTTTCTGGTCCCATCAACATGGGTTCATCACTGCAAGCTCAGTTCAATGATAATAAGGAAACCCAATGGTGGGAGCGAGAAGTGAATAACAACGCAGAATTTAAGGGGTGGGGAGAGCTTTAATGCGATACAAAACAGCAACCAGCCCGTCTGAGTCAGACAAAGTCGTAGACCTAAGTAATCTCGCTGAGCCACTTATGGCATACGAAGACATCAGCGATATGCTATCAGACGAGCAAGAAACAAAGCTCATAGACTACATCAGAGCATGCACGAAGATGTCCCATGAGCGTATCAGTCGTCGATACCAACATTGGAGAGATGCTGACCGCGCACACGATGTTTGGGTTCCAGCAAATTCCACAAAGTTTAGAGAGAAGGTAGTCGTAGCTGACACAAGAGCTATAGCCGACACAGTTCTCACATACCTCATGGCTGCCCTCGCTGGTCGTAACCCCATGTTTCAACTGGAAGGTTTAAATAGAAAGTCACGCCAAGCATCTTTGATACTTGAGCGTTTACTGCATCAGCATATGAGGCGTACGTCAGGTGAGGCACGACTCGCACAGATGCTTCTCGATTCAATACGTTACGGTTTTGCACCGACTAAGATAGTGTGGAACCCACAAACAAAAACAAATGACGTTGTAAACTTTGACCCTCGTCGTTGTTTCCCAGACCCTCGTGTAAATTGGGGCGACTGGGAAAGGATGCAGTTTATTGTATTTACAGACCATATGTCGACTAACGCACTGTTAGGAAGCGGTCAGTACCCAAAGGTAAGTAAGTACCCCGGGTTACGCCGTAAAACATCTGTCAAGCACAGTTGGGACGCACATGGTTGGTTTAAAGAAGAAGGACGCGGGCTATCAATCAACCCTGAAGAACCACAGGGTCAAGAAAGCGGCTATCACTTTACACTTCAAGATAGTCGCATCGTGGATGAAGCGTGGATACGTTTCAATGGTTATGAGGTTGGCCTCGACAACCTAGACCAAGTTTGGATGCTGGTGTCTGTACTAGATGAGGGTGCAATTATTAATTGCCGCCTAAATCCATACGGACGCCAGTTCCCCACGGTTATTGGTGGTTTGTATCATGACAGCCACAAAACCTATGCCCAGTCTTTGTACGACTTAATGCTTCCGCTGCACGAGATAAGCACATGGCTACTGCGTAGTCGTGTCGACAACGTGCAGGCTGCGCTTAACAACTTAATATTTGTAGACCCGACCTCTGTCAGCGTACCAGATTTAATTGACAGAAACCCGTGGGGGCTTGTCCGTACTCTCCCCGGTACGAAGCCCGGTGATGGTGTATTTATCGCCGAAATCCCTGATGTAACCCGTGGTCATTGGAATGACATTGGAGCTATGTCCGAACTGAAACAGCGTGTTTCTGCTGCCTCAGATGCCCAGCAGGGTATGCCTACGGCAGATGGTATTCGTACAGCCACCGAAATCCAACGTCTTACACAGCTAGGCTCTCAACGACTTGGCGTTATTGCACGGATTATGTCATCCACAACGGTTCGTCCGCTTGTTCGGATGATGGTCGGGAACTTACAGGACGCCCTAGAGTATGAGGGTTCACTGAGAATGATGGGTGGTGATAGCCCCGGCGAACTCACCAACATAGTCCAAGACGACTATATCGACTTCGATATATCCATGCTTCAAGGCGACATCGACTACCTAGTCGTAGACGGCACGCTCCCAATCGAGCCAACCCGCAACGCTGAAACATGGATGAACATGCTCCAAGTTATGGGTCAAACTGGCCTGAACATGGAATACAAAGTCGGCAAGATTGCAGAAGAAGCAATCCGCTCTATGGGCGTAAGCGACTTAGACCAGTTCAAGATAACAGAGAAAGAAGCGCAGCAGGGATTATCCCCATCTCAACAGGTTTCCATGATGGAGAGGATGCGTGGTGCGAACACTATGCCTCAAGAACAGATGGAGCGAGAAATTGAAAAAGGCAATTTAAAGAGGATGGGCGAATGACAAGAGCATCAGCAAAAGCCATAGAAGGCAGCACTAAGCTAACAGGCATACAACGAGACTGGGTTAAAGCCTACGTTGAAGAGGTGGTCAAAGAAGAAATAGCAAAGCTCCGCGCCGAGTTGTTGGAGGTTATGAACGGTATTGGCACTGACCCAGACGTAAAAACCAAACTAAATAACGCGCTCACTCGTATTGGCGACCTTGAGAACAGGTACAGCGAGGACGACAAGTTCACCCTAACTCGTGCAAAATTGCTGAGATTCATGAAAGAACAGGGATTGTAATATGGCCTTTACTAAACCAACTGGAGACCAGATACGATTCCGCTCTTCACAGACAGGCGACCATACACTTGACACATACTTGGAAGCTGCTGAAAAGGGCGGACGTAGTATTGCCGCTCTCCTAGACGATATTTTTGATGCTAACGGAAACGTAGATGCAGGCTTTGTTACATTCCAAGTAGATGGAACAACAAACGCACTACAGTACGCCCCCGGCCCACAAGGTGCTGGTGGTACATTTATTGACACAAACACATTCCTTTTCCGACTTCAGGGCAACTGGGAGCAAGACAGAGATTACGAAAGACTTGACCTAGTAACACATGAAAATAACCTTTACATCTCGAACGCAGAACATAACTCTGGGTCAACTGGTGTATTCGCAGACACCGCATCCAATTGGCAACTTGTAGCTGCTGCCGAAACTTTGTTGACAGCTATCGACTCGAAGGCAGATGAGCTAGAGGCTTCTAAGTCGGAAACATATTTCCACGGATTTGAGCGTAGCACAGATGGCGAACTCAAATGGACGACTGGACCGGGTCCAACGACTGTATCAACATACAATGGTTGGCAAGCAGCAGACCCTCGAACAAGTTACCCACGGATGCAGCGCCTGCCGTTGGTAATTAAGACGCGTATAGACGTTCCAACTAATTCACAGCCCATAAACAGAGACGCGGATTCCTCTGGCAGTTGGGGTCCGACATCTCCCACAGCAGTACCAAGTTGGTGGACTGGAAACGTCACTTCCATTGCAAACAACCCCGTTTATGCGGGTCAGATTGAAGTGCCTTATCTCCCTCTTAATTCAAGATGGAGTTGGGTTACAAAACAATACCTCATGTACAATGCTGGAACCTCGGATAGAAATGTCGTGTTCTTTATGCAGAGTGTGGATGAGCCAGATTTTGTTATGTTTCTCAGTCAGAACTCAAGAGGTGTGGACAATACAACATCCATAAATGCTGCTCTTTGCTTCTCTGAGGGTGCTGGATGGACTTATGCTCAATCTGGTAGATACACATACAATATGTATTATGACAGCGCAAACTGCATGTTTATTACCAGCCCCAGTCAGATACCTGTCGGTCCCAATCGAAAGTTCAACATCTACTTCACGCGTCAGTTCAGTAATTATACAGCGGACAGCGGAACGCTGGAAATACGAGGCGAACTATTTCCACTGATTTGGGAGCTTTGTTGTGAAGATTTAGATTACGACTTGCCTTACCCATCTACTTATTACATCAACAATCCTGACAAAACTCTTAGCTGGGATAGGGGCTGGGATAACTGGCAGCAAATCGACCCAAGCGTTCCGGGTGATGCTAATAAATTTAGAGCATATCACCAATACGATGTGCCTAATCTTGCTCAAAGTTCTGCTTCCACAAACTCTTTCTCACACCAAGATGTTCAGCACTATACCCATGCGTATGACATACAGCGATTGGGTGGTTCTGATGAGCAGTATTTCTTGGATAACGACGGACACCTCAAGGTTAAATTAGGAGAACACAGATACCCACGTTACGAAGTTAGCCTACAAGCAAAAGACGCTAACAACGATGGTGTACCAGAACCAGTTCTCGCTCTGAACGAAACGCAGCAAAAAACAATCACACTTGTCAGAGGCCACATCTACGACTTTGTGTACACAACAAGTATGGTTGATATGACCGAGCCAGTGCCAGAAAATAGACAGACCGTACAGTTCAGGCTTTCAGAAACTCAGGACGGCGTTCATGGCACAGACAGCAATGGAGATGCAGGAACTGCATACCTAACAGATGTATCCCTTAACTCACAGGGGAGCGTAAGTCGTATCAAAATAACAGCCGACACACCAAACACCCTGTTCTACTACGGCGCTCAGATATCTGGGATTGGTGGCACAATTAACGTCGTCAATGAAGACGCTAACCCGTAGGAGATGATATGACAAAGAAAGCAGTACAAGCACCTAAAGGTTTCCACTGGATGAAGTCAGGCAAGAGCGTGAAGCTCATGAAGAACCCACCGGGCGGATACAAACCTCACAAAGGAGCATCGCTAAAAGCGTCTTTTGATGTTCAAAAAGTTCACAAAGGTAAAGCATAGATGGCACTTTTAGATTTAGGAAAATTCAGGTTTAACTGGGCAGGCGACTGGAACGCTACAACCAACTACACCAAGGATGATGTGGTTGAGTACAACGGCGCGTCATATATAGCCCTTACCAATCACTTCAACAGAATACCGACAAACTTCCCAAGCGACTGGGACTTGATGACTCAAGGGTTTGTTTTTCGTGGAGCTTGGAACGCTCAGCAACCATATGCCTTAGGCGATATGGTGAAGTACGGTAATACAATATGGGTGGCTGCAAACGCACAAACATATGAAAGCGGGGATGCCGACTTAACAATCCCGCCTGACGACTCCACAAACTGGACAGAGGTAATCAACAGCTTTAACTACGCTGGATATTGGCAGTCGACTACACAGTACGACAAGTACGACGTGGTGAAATACAACGACAACCTATATCTCGCAAACAACCGACCCACTTTAGGCTCTGGTCCAACCACTGCCTTCTGGGACGAACTGATGAATGGGTACTCCGTGAACTCAGGACAGTTTGGTGTCTTAGACGCTCAAACCAGACTGACAGTAAACGGTGGCGTAAACAATTCAGACGGCTTCGAGGTCAACACAACTGACGCTGTTATTCATGGTGGTGGTCGCTATTTAGGAGACGACTTTGGAGTTGGAACGATTGTGAAGTTCGAAAGAAATGTTGACCTCTCTAACCGAGCCACACAAGCAGACCGTGTATTAGAAGAAGCTTTACCAGCCTACACCTACGTTAGTAATGACAATGCCCTAGTAGTAAACATCCACTATCATGGCAGAGCGAGGCACGACAATGGTAGCTACGGCTTCGAGATGAAGGTTCAGTACAAGAACGCATCTGGCACTTGGACTGATCTTGAAGAGCCTCGTCGTCACCACAACTACAACTACGACGGCGGTCAAAACTGGTATGTTGAAGCATCTGCATACACAGGAGCTTATCTTGCAGACCGCTCTCAATACTTAAATTCCAATGGGGAAGTAGAGCTTCGTCTGTACCTATACCACACTGGAGGAACATCTGATGACCAGTTGTATCTTTTTAGTACTGTGGTCGAATATTTTGAGG